GAAATACACAAATTCTTAAATGTTCGCATCCAGCATCTGCTGCATACAAAAAAGATGAAGATTGGAATTGTAATGACATATTTAATCAAGTAAATAACACTTTAATTTTTAATAAAAAATCTAAAAGTACATGGTAAATACTTTTTTAAATCTTAAAAGTTTATTATATTTGTAATCACTTAATTTAAACTTTATATGTTTGCATCAGCTGGTGAAGAACCAAAAAAAATAGAATGGAAACAGTATGGTGATGTTATGAATGAAGGTTTAAAATATATTCACTCAAGAGCTAGTGGAAATATTAAATCTTTGAAAACTCAATGGAAACAATTTAACAAAATTGGTTTAAATGGTATTGAATGGCAATCATTATATGTAATTGCTGCAAGACCTGGAGTTGGTAAAACTCTTATAGCAGCATCATTAACACGAGAATTACAGAAATTAAATCCTGAACAAGATTTTGCTGTATTGCATTTTCAATTTGAAATGCTTGGAAGAAACATGGCACTACGCGAATTATCAGCAACTAGTGGATTAAATATTAGATATTTACAATCAGCACAAGATGATGGAATGCCTCCATTGACAAGTGCAGATTTTGACAAATTAAAAGATTATGCAAATAAACAACGTGGTAGAAAAGAATATGTAATTGATAATGCACTGACAGTTAATGAAATGCGTAGTGCAATATTCAGTTTTTATAATACTATGAAAAAACCATTTGTAATAACTCTTGATCATACTTTGTTAGTCAAACAAGCAGGTAGTGAAAGTAATAAACAATCTACTTTACAAAATCTTGCAATAATGATGACAGAAATGAAAAACAAATTACCTATTACTTTTATTATATTAACACAATTAAATCGAGAAATTGATGATCCAGAAAGGCAGAAAACTACTGGTAAAGGCGAAGGTCATTACCCTACAGAATCTGATGTTTATGGAAGTGACTTTTTGAATCAATGTGCTGATGTAATGATTGCTTTTAATAGACCAGCAAAATACAACTTAGGGTTTTATGGTCCAAATAAATATATTATTGATGATAAGTTTTTATTAGCAATGCATATATTAAAGAATAGATTTGGTGAAGTTGGCATTCAATGGTACAAAGCAGAATATGCAAAAATGACAATTATTGAAGCACCTACTCCATCTACTAGAATATTAGGAAGTTCAAGTTAAATGTTTAAAAGTTAAATTAATAAAATGTAAAATTAAAATTAGTATGTCAACAACAACAGTAAAGAAAAAACACATTAATGAATTAACTGCTGAGTTTGCAGTTTATTGGGAACCACTGTTTAGCGAAATGGGTATTGAAAATCCATTATTTTTTGCAAAATTATGTTATAATAGTAATGAATTTGGTTCAGTACAAGAAGAAACTTTAAGATTTTATGGTGAACAGATTTCTAAAAATCAAGATGTTTATGTCGAACTATTTGATTGGAATGATAAATCTTATCCAGATGGCAAAAGAACTCTTTATAAGTTCAAAAACAATCTTGATTGGAGAGATAATCCAGAAAACTATGTAGAAGTAACAAGAAAAAAAGATGGATCAATGCTTCCATATCCTTCTTATGCATTTAGACTATCTTCATTAGAAAAAGTAAATCAAACTGAAAGCAAATACATTGCACCAGAATTAAACGCAAAAATTTCAAGTGATATAAACATGGGATTACCCAAGTTTGAAGAACTTGAAGAAAACGTATTTGAAGAATCATACGTAGAAAAAGAGGACAATCATTATGCACAAATGACTATTAGAGATATTTATTGTATTGTACAAAATACTCCAATGTCAAACAAAAAATGGTTAAATAATCTAATTAAAGAAGGTAAAAAATGGCAAGTACAACAGAAGTAAAAGAAGGTTTAGTGTTACCAACAGCAAAAGTTATGTCAGTAACAAAAAGTCCAAAGAATCTAATAATTTTTAGTAAACCAAAAACTGGTAAAACAACATTGTTGTCACAATTACCTGACTGTTTACTTATTGATTTAGAAAGTGGTTCAGATTATGTTGATGCAATGAAAATCAAAGCAAATAATGTAAAAGAATTAATGGATATTGAAGCTGCAATTATAAAAGCTGGTAAACCTTATAAGTACATTGCTTTAGATACCATTACTGCATTAGAAGACATGTGTATACCATATGCTGAACATTTGTATTCTTTATCACCAATGGGTGCTAACTGGAGAACAACTGGTAAAGCAAAGTATGGTAATATATTAAATCTTGCAAATGGTGCAGGGTATCCGTGGTTACGTCAAGCATTTAATGATATGACTGCAAGAATCAAAAATCTTGCTCCACATATTATTTTATTAGGTCACGTAAAAGATACTTTGTTATCTAAAAATGGTAATGATTTTAGTTCGTTGGATCTAAATCTTACAGGTAAATTAAAAGATATTACAACATCAAAATCTGATGCAATTGGATATCTAGTGCGTAAAGGAGACAAAAATATCTTGAGTTTTAAAACACAAGATGATATTCTATGTGGTGCAAGACCAGAACATTTAAGAAATAAAGAAATTGTTATTTCTGAAACTCTTGAAAATGGTACTATTGTAACATATTGGGATCAAATATTTATAGATTAATAAAAAAAGTAAAAAAAGTAACAATTAACAATTAAAATTTAGAAAAAATGGCGTTTAGTTTAAATGATTTCAATCCAGCAGAAGGTAATTATGTATCAAAAATCTTATTACCAGGTACACACAAATGTAGAATTATAGATTTAAAATTAGAAAGACCTCCTTATGACAAGGATCAGTATAATTTAGTATTTGTATTAGAAGGTGAAGAACTTGGTGATGGATTTGAAGGTGTGCAAGTAGATAGAAATAATCCTACAAGAGGAAATTTTAAAGGACAGATTGCTTCTGTAAGAAGTGGTCAATTTGGTTTTAAAGACTGGGTATACAAAGGTAAAAATATCTTAAGAGATGAATCAATTCAAAATTATTTAGGTAGTTTCCTAAAACAAATGGAAATTCTTGAGAAATTTCAATCACTTAAAATTGAATGTTCTACTATTGAAGAATTGGTTGCTGCAATCAAAAGTTTTGTTTGTAAACCAGACTTCTGGATGTATTTTACAATTGGTGGACAAAAATATTACAAAGATGGTTCTGACTTTCCAAACTATTCTTTATATTTACCAAAAAGAGTAGAAGGAAAATATGCTTATGCATTGACTCAAGAAAATCCAAACTTTTTTATGTATAATGAAGCAATTCATATTTATGAGAAAAAAGTTACTGAAGAAACAGCTGAAACTATAAATGAGTTTTCACCAGCTCCTATTGCTGATGATATTTTTAATCCAGCAAATAGCTCACCTGTATTTGAAGATAATGTAAATGACTTACAACTTCCATAGTTATTATTAAATAAATAATAGATTAGGGTAGATGTTATGTCTACCCTTTTTTATTAATATAAAACTTAATGATATGTTTAGTTTAAACAATTATGTTGATAGTATTGATGATATTCCATCTGAATGGATATTAGAATACTATCTTGATTTACCAGAAAAACTTACTGGACAACATGTAAGAATACCAAGTTTATTTAATTCTGCAGATAGGACTCCTTCAATGCATTTTCATTATTTTGGTAATACTAATAGATATGTCTTTAAATGTTTTTCTACAGGAATATCAGGTACACCAACTGCTCTTATGATGAGATTGTGGCAAGTAGATTTTAAAACTGCAAGTCAAACCATAATGAATGATTATAAATCATTTACAAAAGATGGTAAAATGATTGAAAAAAAGAGTTTTGTTGTTTCATCATGGGTATTATCTGATTATTATATTAGAGAATGGACAAAAGATGATGCAAAATACTGGCTTCAATACAATATTGGTAGTAAGTTACTTGAAAAATACAATGTAATTCCTTTGAGAAGTTATACTATGACAAAATATATTGGTGATGTTAAAACTGATGAAGAATTTACTGTGGCAACAAAATTTGTTTATGTATATACTACTGTAAACAATGAAATGTATAAAATTTATCAACCAATGAAACGTGATAGAAAGTTCATGAAGTTGCTAGATTATGTGCAAGGATGGGATCAACTAGAAGAAAAAAGATATTTAGTTATTACTTCTTCATTAAAAGATTGCATGTCAATTAAAAGTATTCCTAAATTAGACATTGACGTTATTGCTCCAGATAGTGAGAATACTAAATTATCTGATGAGTTGATTGATTCACTTAAAAATAAATATGAAGCAGTTGTAACCTATATGGATAGTGACACTGCAGGTATAGAAAGTATGCAATATTATTTGCAAAAACATAATATACCATTTTGTTATGTTAGTCTTGAAAAAGATTTTAGTGATATTGTAAAAGTTCACGGAATAAGTAAAGCAGCATACACCTTGATACCTATTTTGGATAAAGCAATTGCAAAATATAAAGAGTTAAATATAGAATATTTTGACAATAGTGATTTAGTTTACTAAATTTGTCAAAAACAACATTATGGAAAACTGGACATTACCTTCAAGTAAGAACAAAGTAATTACAAAAATTGAAGATTTACCGAATCACGAAAACCTTATTGGTTTTGTATACAAAATAACTCACTTAAAGACAGGTAAGTTTTATATTGGCAAAAAAAGTTTGCAGTTTACTAGAAAAACAGCAATAACAAAAAAAGAAAAATTAGAAACTGGTACTAGAAAAAAAACTAAAAAAGTTTCAAAATCTTCAGATTGGTTAACATACTGGGGAAGTTGTAAAGAACTGACTGCAGAAATCAAAATTGAAGGAAAATCAATGTATAAACGTGAAATCATTGAGTTATGTTGTACTAAAAAATACCTAAATTATTGTGAATTTTCACTTCAAATTAAACTAGATGTGTTGTCAAGTAACAGTTATAATGGTAACATATTAGGAAAATATTTCGCAAAAGATTTATTAAACTGTAAGTAATGAAAGGATTACAATTATTTCCCAATATGGGAACAAAAATTCAAAAAGAAGAAGAATTTTATGACAAAAACTTTATGATGTCTTATTCAGGATTGAATAAGTTATTATATAGTCCAAGATTATTTTATTTACACTATGTATTAGGACAAAGAGATGATTCAACAGATAAATTTGCTATTGAAGGTAAATTAATTCATTGTCTATTTCTAAATCCTGATGATTTTGATAAAGAATTTGTATTAAGTGTAAATGACATACCAAGTGATAATCCAAAAGAGGTATTACAACGTTTATTCAATCATTTTAAAGAACTAAATGCATCTGGTGATCCAAGAATTCACTTGGAACATTTTGAACACGCGATTCTTGATATTTTAAAAGATATGAATTTGTATCAATCATTAAAAACTGATGCGCAAAGAATTGAAAAAATTATCAATGAAAAACATGTAAGTTACTGGGAGTATTTAAAAAAAGCTGAAGGTAAAGTTATTGTTGATCCAACTGTATATGAACAATGTTCTGCTGTA